TGGTTTAATGATGATCGATTTGTTGATATGTATTATAAAAAGTATATGGTTTCTTTTAATGCAAAGCTACCAATGGTATTAAACAGTATGATTCGTGAAGCAGTTGAGGGAAATGTTCAAGCAGGGCGTCTAGTATTAGAACATTCAGGGAAACTAGTTAAAAACATCAATGTAACCGTAGATAGTCCATTTGAAAAGTTCTTAAAAGCAGAACAAATAGACGCAGAGGATATTATAGACGCTGAAAGCGAAGAGGTTACAGAAATACTAGATACTCTTCCAAAAAGAAATACAGAAAACGACAAACCGAAAAAAAGACAATCAAAAGAAAACAAGGTGTTAGAACAAATTAAAAAAGGAAAAAAACCTAAAAGAAAAAAGACCAGAGAAGATAGAGCTAAAAGATATCAACTATTAAGAAGAGCAGAAAAAGTAGGTTTAGATCCATTACCGTCAAGACGACCAACAGAGAGTGAGAGAAGAAAATGGATAGAAGAAATAGTAAAAAGAGAAAATGCTAAGAAATCCCATACTCTTCAGGCATAGCATCATGCTCATCTAATATTTCTGACATTTCCATAGATATCAACATTTGTTTATTAATATTTACCTCATCTTTAATTATTTCTCTTGAATTAGACATTTTTTTACATACAAATCCTAACAAATCATTATTTGCTTTTGCAACTTCATAGATTTCTTTAAGTAGTATTATTATATCTTGTAGTAATCTTTTCATTTTATTGTAATGTCCTTACCTAGTTTACGAAAGTTTGTTCTTAATTGTGTAACTAATTTATAGGAAAACTCTTCTATTGCTTCATTATACTCTTTTTGCAACATATCTTCTGTGTCAAACATATCTCTTTCTTCAACTTCTGTAAAAAACCATTTTCTAACCTTTATTTTTCTAGCGTCATTACCGTTTAAATGATCTTCATATTCTGGATTAGTAGAGCTAGAACCTAATACACCTGAAATATTTTGTTGATTTGTAGAGAATCCAATACTTCTTGCTAGTTTTTCGGTTGCTCCTACCATAATTGGTTTACCTGGTGCAACTGTTTGTTTGAACGCTTCATATCTAGTAGATAATTTTTCATACTTATCACCCCTAACATCCACACCTTTTGTGAATGCTCTTTTGACTTTTGCGGTTGCTGCTCTTAGAACTTTTCTTATAACACTGAAAAAAATTAAATCATTAACAGATTGTTTATCAACTTTGTTGATATTAAAATTAATCTTGGTCTGGACTTTGATTTTCATCTTCAACTACCGTTGGTTGATTTCTATTTAAATTATCCTCAATTATTTTTTCTGCATCTGCTATGGTTAAATCTTTATTTTCATCTGCTAATAACTGTGCTTGAGTAGTTAAGTTATGTTTTAGTTTATATTCATTTAACATAATCTTATCTTGTGTTGTCATAGGATATTCAACTTCAGAGAAATCTACTTTAAACTGATTAGGATCTGGTAGCCCAAGACTATTGTTTTGAGATAGAGCATATTCAACTCTATAAAATTCTTTTTCATACTGACGATATAATTCTTTATCATCTATAAAATCTTCATGTCTTTCTAAATCTTTAATCATCAATGAAATACCACTAGGAACTTCACCACCTGATTGTGCAAAAGTAACAAAAAGGTGATTATTTAAAGCAACTAATTCTATTTGCCATTTTATGTTTTCTATAACATCACGAACATTACCTTGAGGAGATACTATATTATAGTTACTACCTTCTGGCAAAGTAAGTATCTCGTCTGATCCAGCTCTAACATTAGAGTTGTCTGAAATCAATCCAGTTACTACTGGTTGTCCAAACATTTGAAATCTTAAACCGAGTTGCATTTCTGTCATTGTAATATTGATGTGTTCGTTTGCCGATACTAAGTCAGATGCTCCTTCTACAAAAAAAGAATCTAATTGTTCCTCTCTATGAGAAAAAACAAAAGGTAATACACCTAAATTATGTTCTATTTCTTCTAGCACATCACCATTTTCATTGAATTTCATGTGCATATTTGCATCCCAATAAGCGTACATTAAATCATCGGTGTCGTTTATATCAGCGTGTCCTTGCATCATTGGATATACAATAGCTTCTGGTTGATATGGATTATCACCGAAATAAGGTTCAAAATAATAAATAGGTCTATAATCAAATTTTTGATCTATTTCATTATACATTACATAAGTAGCACAAGTTCCTAACAATCTTGTCATTCTTTCCATCTGTTTCATTCTTGCATTTTTTACAATGGTTAATTCATTATATCTATCACTTACATTTCTTTTTGCACCAATAGTATAAATCTTTGACATACGATTGATGAATTTTTTAACAATGTTTGTGTTATAGTGTGGTATTTCTTGGAATGCGTCTGACTTGAAATATCCTTCTATATATTGATCTGTCAATGAACCTGAATAATAGTCTAAAAACTTGCGAACTTCTTCTCTTCTTGCTTTTGCTTGTTCTTCTTTAAAATGTGTTAAAGAGTCTGAAATAATTTCTTGTGGAGTTAAAACCATTTATAATTCCTTTTATCGTGATATTCTTCCAATGAAATTACTTCTAATTGGGAATCTATTCAATATAAAATATCTAAAAGCATCGCACCCATGTTCATAGTAACCGTCTTTGATGGGGTTATTAGAAATAGCTTTTCCTTCTACCGCTTCTGGGAATCTATATCCTTCGAAATCCTCTGCTATACCTACACACTTTTTATCTACTTTTATTCTTCGTAATCCATCTGCATTTTCAAAGAATCCACGACAATAACTTACTCCTGCTTGTATATCACGAGATAGTCTATCCATACGATATTCTACAAATATTCCATGTCTACGCAAAATATGTATATCTCCCATACCAGTTTGACCTTGTACAAAACTACCTGCAGGATCTCCGTAGTATGTTATCACTGGATATGCTTTCTTTTTTATCATCTCCGCTAATTTATCAGTAGGTATATTTCTTTCATGGATAATTTCATCAATAATGTTTATGTGCCAATTACCATCTTCTTTAAATGTTTGAAACCACAATACTGATGGCATTCTAAATCCAAAGTCCATTGAACAATAAGTAGGTAAGTTTTCGTTGTAAGGAACTTCAGTGACATCTTTGTTTCTATCAAACGGGTATACTCTACCTTCCATAGATGTAAACTTAGCTGCAAATTCTTGGTCAAATAATTCTTTGGACATATTTCTTTTTCGTTCCTGGATAAAAGAATCTTTCTGTCCTTCTGGAAACGCATATTGATTTTCCCAACTTGGAGATTGCTGTGAATACCATTGAGGATCTGTTTGCCCTAATAAATATAAATCATAAATCCAATTAAATCCTTCTGGGGTTGTAATAAAGATTGCTTTTCCTTTTCTATCAACAAGTGTTGGAGATAAATACATATCCCATATTCTTCTTGGCATTTTAGCTGCTTCGTCAATAATTAATAAGTCTACACCTTCTCCAACTAGTGAGTCTGGGTTTTCACATGACATACCTTCTACTGTTGTTCCCCATTTAAATTTTATATACTGTTCTTTTTCTGATGCTCTGTCAATATCGTTTGCTTTACCTGCAACCATGTCTTTCCAAATTTCTCGGAACATTAATCTTGATTTTTTATAAGATAATCCTACTAGCCATATTTTTTTATTAGGTTGTGCTGCGTAAAATTCTGCTTCACGAAATGCTGCAGTAGTTTTTCCATATCTTCTACCACAGATGTTTACGAAATAAGAAGCGTTATGTTTTTCTGGAAAATGTAATTTTCTTTGTCCTGCGTGTGGTTCGTATTTCATAAAATCAAACCATTTTTGCTTGAACTCAAACTCTTTTATTTTCTTTGACATTCTGATTGTCATTAATTTAATTCATATTTAACTTAATACCATAATATAATCCACTTAAGGAGTAAAAATGTCTGAAGAAAAACAGAATACAGCCGTTGAGGAAGCTGTAAAAGAACCTCAAGTCAGTCAAGACGAAAAAAAGACACAAGAAGCTGTTCCATATTATCGTTTTCAGGAGCTAGTAAAAGAACGAAATGAATTAAAAAGCAAAGTAGATCAGATAGCAACTGCACAGGAAGAACAGCGTAAAAAGACTTTAGAAGAGCAAGGCGAATATAAAGCTCTCTTAGTTGAAGAACAAAATAAAAATAAAGAATTAGAAACCAAGTTTTCAGAAGTTTCTGAATCTTTTAATAATTATGTGAATCAAGAAAGAGAATCTCTTCTAGGTAAAATTCCTGAAACGAAAAGAGAAAAATTTGAGAAGGTAGATGATTTATCTCTTTTGCGTGACATAGCATCAGAATTTGATACAAAGTCTGGTGTGAATGTAGGACAAGTTGAAAATAAAGTATCTATACAGAAGTTTAAGGGTAATCCTTTTACTGATATGGGAGATGCTAAACAGCGTAGAGGATCGCATAAAGACTTGATAAGTCATTACCTTAAGAAAAAATAAACATTTTAAATCTTAAGGAGAGTAAATAAAATGGCTGACGGAAATGTAACAATAACAACAGCTGCTAATTTTATACCAGAGATGTGGAGAGATGCTATTCTTGATTATGCTGAAAGAAAATTTCAGATGAGAAATCAAGTATTAGACTTTTCATCTATGTTATCAAATGGTGGCGATATTCTTAATATACCAAAGGTTACTGAAGAAACTGCTGCTGCAAAATCAGCAAATACTGCAGTAACATATACTAACAATACTGACGGAGTTATCCAACTCGCAGTCGATCAACATCACTACGAAGCTAAAAGAATCGAGGACATCGTAAGAGTTCAAGAATCT